GCCAAGTGTTTCAATTGTGGGTGGTTCGGCGGATCCATCGGCACAACTTGCAAAGAGTTTGGCAAGTCAACAACAAAAACCAATCAAGGCGTACACAGTTGCAACGGACATGAGTACCCAACAAGCCCTTGACCGCCGTATCCAACAAAATGCAACATTCCCTGGATAAATCGTTATATAGAATATGAAAACATCATTTGAAAAATTCATGGCATCAAGTGCCGTTAAATCAGTTGAACCCGTTAAAGTTGAAATGTCTGAAAATATGATTGAAGTAAATTTGGGTATTATTGATGACATTGCTTTGTCTTTGAAAACTGTTAAACAACGATTAGACCAAGCCAATGCAGCGGATGCGAAAATTGCAAAAGCCGTTGAAGTTATCAAAAAGGAATATGGTTTTTATGCAGCCAATCAAAAAATTGGTCCAGTATATACAAAAAAAGGTCAAGATTTATACAAAAAATTTGAAGATTTAGCAAAGCAACTTGGCGTTCCAGTTAAAGGTTCAGAAGCAGAAAAAAATATTAGTTTAATATTTGACTATGCAGACCAATTAAATGATACCGTAACTGGTATGAAAGAAAGAGTAATTTCCGCATCTAAGTAATGAGAATCGTTGAACTCATATTGGATGAACAACAAATGGCAAGTGGCATTGATGCGATAAGCATCGTGGAAGCCCCCGCCATTGAATCCAATTTTGTTGCGTTAAAATCCCATGAAGTAAAGTTTGCCAAGGTGGATACCGAAAAGCGAATTTTGATGGGGCCGATATTGATTCCCGATAAACCCATTTACCGCAAACAAATGGTGGATGGTGAAATGGATGAATTCTACATTTACTTTTCCAAACAGACAGTTGCCAAGGCATCACAAATGTTTTTAATGAAAGGCAACCAAAACAACGCAACCATTGAACACCAATTGGCAGTTAAGGGCGTTTGCATGGTTGAATCTTGGTTGAAAGAGGATATGGAAAAGGTCAAATCTGCAATCTATGGTATGAACGACCCAATCGGAACTTGGATGGGTTGTTTGAAAGTAACCAATGACGATGTGTGGAACGATGTCAAGGATGGCAAATTCAAAGGATTCAGTATTGAAGGTTACTTTGCCGACAAAATGAAAATGAGCAAAACCCCAAGCGTATTGGAAGAAGTAAAGGAATTGCTCAATGAGTACAAAAAATCTAACACTAACAAATAATAAAGTTTTATGAGTATGAACGCAGAAACAATTTTGGATCGCATTATGGTAAAACTCGGCATGGCCGAAGAACCAAAGGCGGTTGAATTGGCACAAGTAAAAACCGAAGATGGCCAAGCCATTTTTGAAGCCGATACCTTCGCAATTGGTGAAGCGGTTTTTATTGTAACCGAGGATGGTAAAATCGCCGCACCCGCAGGTGAATTCGCATTGGAAGATGGCAACATCATCGAAGTTGATGAAAACGGAACAATCGTTGAAATCGCCAAGAAAGAAGCCGAGGTAACCGAGGAAGAAATCACCGAAGAAGTGGTTGCCGAGGATATGCCAATGAAGGAAGAAATCAAAGAGGAAATGATGAAGCCAAAACGCACAGTAAAAAGCAAAACCGAAATGGAAGAATCTTATTTCAGTAAGCAAATCAGCGAATTGGAAGCCAAATTTGAAGCCCGTTTGTCAGCATTGGAAGCCGAAAAGGTTGCATTGTCAGCACAAAACGAAGAACTATTGGAAAAATTGGCCACCGAACCCGCCCCACACACACCATTCAATCCCGAAGCCAACACCAAAGAATCTAATTTGATTTTCAAATTGGGTGCAAAGCGTGAAGAAACTTTGAAGGATCGTGTATTTAATCAACTATTCAACTAACCACAAAAAATGAAAAATAATCTTATCAAAACCCATTTGAGTGGCCCAACAGTATCGCCAAACACCTACGCGGGTTTATTTGGTAACAAATACATTGCGGCTGCTCTGTTGTCAGGCGAAACCTTGGCAAAAGAACTTATCACATTGCATCCCAATGTGGCTTTCAAAGAAGTTATCCGTAACTACCAAGATTCAATCAGCATCGCCGATGCAACTTGTGATTTCACCGATTCAAGTTCAGTAACATTGGGCGAATATGTGTTGACCACAATTGAAAAGCAAGTGAACTTGCAGTTGTGTAAAAACCAATTGCGTACCACATGGGAATCAGCACAAGCGGGTTTCAGTGCATTTGAGAAACTTCCCGCAACTTTTGAAGAATTCATGTTGGCTCAAACCGCTGCCGAAGTAGCACAAGCAAACGAATTGGGTATTTGGAAATCAAACCTTTGGTATGATTCCGCCATCGTTGCTGGTCAAGATGGTATGGTAGGTTACTTGATTGATAACTCTGCAATTGTACGCCCATTCTCTGGTGCAACAAGTGGATCGAATGTTGTTGCTCGTTTGCAAGAAGCATTGGATTACTCACCCGCTGCATTGTACGGCAAAGAAGGTTACCAATACTATGTTGGCCCCGCCACAATGAAAGCATACCAAGCCGCTTTGTCTGCTGGTAACTATAACTTCCAATTCTATGTAGGTGAAAAGCCAATGAACTTCCAAGGTATCCCCGTAACCATGTGTCCTGGTCTTAACGATTACGACTGTGTATTGGGTATGAAGAGCGATTTGCACTTTGGAACTGGTTTGTTGAGCGACTACAACGAAGTGAAGGTTATCGACATGAGCGATATCGATGGTTCACAGAATGTGCGTGTAATCATGCGTTTCACTGGTGGTATCATCGCTACCAACCCAACTCAACAAGTTGTAATTAATGTAACCTAATTTGAGGTAAAACATAAAATAACGGGGTGGGCCTAACACCCACCCCTTTTTTTTAACCAAATAATATATAAAAAAATGCCAAGTTGTGGAACATTATTAGGAAGATACGAACCATGTAAACAATTCGTTGGTGGTTTGAAAGGTGCGTTTTTCGTACCATTTGAATTTGCAAACGCCATTACAACCGATGGTTCTGGTTTGGTTACCCAAATCAACAATGGTGCAACCCCACCCGTAAAATCAACGGGTTACTTTTGGGAGTTGAAAGGTTTGTCTACATTGGAAACCGCCGTGATTGCTTCGCGTGATAACGGAACATCAGCGTATGAAACAACCTTTACTTTGTCATTCAAACCAAGCGGGAAAACCCCCGTAACGGGTGATTCGGACATGGATCAATTGAAAGTTTTAACCCAGGGAAGATGGCAAATCATCGTTTGGGATAGAAACGACCAATTTTGGTTGATTGGTGCAACCCTTGGTTGTGATGCCAATGGTGGTTCAAGTGCATGGGGCGTACAAATGGGCGATGCTCGTTTGAATACTTTGACTTTTATGTCAAGCGAACCAAACCCCCCAATGGCAGTTGATGCCGATACTTATGCTGAATTGGGTAGCGTTATTACCATTCAAACCGCGGCTTAATTTAGATTGGATTTATAGTTATGGAAGCCCTCACCGATTGGTGGGGGTTTTTCATTTGTAACAAAAACGATTAATGGCGTTTTGTAGGTATGCACATCAACGGAACATCCACCAACATAACATTCACACCATTCGTGGATTTTGAGGGTGTAGCGACTGCAAAAATTGAGGTGTGGCACAAACCCACCAAAACAATGGTACAAGTTACCACGGCGTGTGTAAAGTCCTATTCATTCATCACCATGGCGTTGCCTACATTGACATCAATCAATGCGGTGGCAAAGAATACCGATGAATTGTTGTTTCGGGTTTACAATGGCAATGTATTGATGTGGGAGGTATTGGGATATTGGATTACGGGAACAACAAACATTTACAACACTTGGAAGCAATTTACAACAACCGCCCCAGGTACACCTAATTGGAAAACATTATGAGTTTAGAATTTATACAACTTCAATCATACACCGCACCATCCATCATTGAGCAAAAGAACAAAGATTGGGTGCAATACGGCGATGATAACAACTATTATCAGTATTTGATTGATTTGTACCATTCATCACCAACCAACAACGCGTGTATCAAAGGCACAGTTGACCAAATCTTTGGTAAAGGGTTGGAAGTAACAAAGGCATCACGGGATTTGGCGGGATACATTGAATTCAAAAAGATGTTTTCCAACGATTGTATCCGTGCCATTGCCATGGATTTGAAAATGTTGGGCCAAGCATCGTTCCAATTGGTGAAGTCAAAGGATCGTAAAAAGTATGTACAAGCCAAACACTTTCCACAACAAACCCTTCGCCCCGCAAAGTGCAACGAAAAGGGTGAAATTGAAAAGTATTATTATTGCCCCGATTGGGCGAATTTGAAGCGTGGCCATACGCCAATTGAGTTTAGGGCATTTGGTTACGACCAAAACGCAAACGAATGTATCCTTACAATCAAACCATATTCAACGGGTTCTTTTTACTTCGCACCCGTGGATTACCAAGGAGGTACGCAATATGCCAACTTGGAAGCGGAGATTTCCAATTTCCACATCAACAACATCATGAATGGTTTGGCACCTTCAATGTTGATAAACTTCAACAATGGGCAACCACCCGCAGAGGTAAAAGATACAGTTGAAGCCCAAATCAAACAAAAGTTTGGTGGTTCATCCAATGCAGGTCGGTTTATTATTTCATGGAACGATGGTCAAGATTCCAAAGCGGATATCACACCCGTTCAATTGAGTGATGCCCACAACCAATATCAATTTTTGAGTGGTGAAGCCATGCAAAAAATCATGGTATCGCACCGAGTTGTTTCACCGATGTTGTTAGGTATTAAAGACAATTCGGGATTTGGTAACAATGCCGAGGAAATGAAAACCGCATCAATCTTGTTTGATAATGTTGTGGTACGACCATTCCAACGATTGATTATTGATGCCGTTACCCAGGTATTGAACTTCAATGGGTACAATTTGAATCTTTATTTCAAGACCTTACAACCCCTTGAATTCACCGATTTGAGTGGCAACATTATTGATGATGAAACCCGTGAAGAAGAAACGGGCGTATCGTTATCAGCCGAAAAAAAAAAGATTGAATTGGTAAAACCCAATGCGGGTGAATCCAAAGATGATTTTTTGGGGCGTTGCATTCCGATTGTAGTTCGTGAGGGCAAAGACACCGACCAAGCCACGGCCATTTGTTATTCGTATTTTGAAGGTAAAACGGAATTAGCGAGTTACACCGATTACCCCGATGGGGCGGTGAGCAATGCCAAGAAAGCATTGGAATGGGCTGAAAAAAATGGATGGGGAGATTGTGGCACACCCGTTGGGAAAGCCCGTGCAAACCAATTGGCAAATCGTGAACCCATTTCCCGTGATACCATTGCAAGGATGGCAGCGTTTCGCAGACATCAAGAAAACAAAGACACCCCATATTCGGAAGGATGTGGTGGTTTGATGTGGGATGCATGGGGCGGTGATGCGGGGATCCGATGGGCGGAAAGCAAATTAAAAGAAATTGATTTGGCCAAGGATATGACCATCGAGGATGAAAATTCTTGGTTGGAACATTTGAAAGGCAAAGGCGAAACAATTAACACGGA